ATGACCGTGTGCGGGCTGTGAGCCGTGGCCACCGCGTGGATGCCCGTCCCCAAGGAAACGGCGGGGCTTTATGCCGTCTTCTACCGCTGGGCCCATGCCCTTGCCGCGCACTTCGGGCAGAACAAGGGCGCCGTGGCTGACGGCAAGTCCGAAACCGTGAAGGCCGAAGTCAAGGCCGTGACGGGAAAGTGATGTGCGGGCCGTCCTTGAGTTCCTTTCATCGCTCGCCGGGCTCCTCAAGCTGTGTCTGCGTCAACGGTACGGCGAACGCCGCGAGGCTGATCGCGCTGCTGTGCGTGATGACGCTGGCGGCGAGTGGGTGCGCTCGATGGGCGGGACCGACCGCCGCGACAAGCCCACCCCCCTTGACGCCGGGGGCCGTCGTGACGGGTGAGTGGTCCTACACCTATCGGGGCGAGACATTCACCGAGCCCGGCGAGTGGGTGCATCTGCCCGATGGGGAGGCCGGGAACTTGCTCCTGTGGATCAAGGGCGTTGAGGCTGGAAGCTGATGGAGCATACACTGGACCATGAATCCCGGCTTTCCCGCATTGAGGCATTGCTCGAAGCGCTCAACCAGCGGCTTGACGACGCGATACTCACGCAACTCCGCGATCATGGAAAACGCATTCGGGATCTTGAGGATCATATCTCGGTTATGGCCGAGACGTGCGCGCGGGAACGCGGGGAGCGGCAGGGCAGCAGGACAACGGCCATCGCCATTATAACCGCCCTCTCGGGAGTTGGCGGTTGCATCGGTGCCATTGTGGGCCGGATGTTTTGAGAATGCCCTGTGCATGAATGGACACCTACGCGCTCCAGCGTCAGCTTCTTCAGGCGGAACTTCTTCCAACGGAAAAGCTTGTAGGTATGGTTCTCGCCCTACACATGGACAAGCGGACCGGAAAAATCCGCGTGCGGCAGGAAACCGTCGCGCAGGAGTGCGGCGTGTCTGTGCGAACAGTGCGCAGGGCCATTGCTGCGCTCGTATCCTCCGGAGTGTTCGTCTCCGTGGCAACCGGACGCTCCTCGGTTTTGGTTGCTGGTTCTGGAAAGAGTACTGGAAGAGTGGATCGGCCACCGGTGTCCTATCAGACCGGTCACGGGTGTCCGCAATTGAAGCGGAAAAGGGCCCCTTGGGAGTATGATTTGGCGCACAGTACGAGGCCCGAGGAAGAGGAGAAACGAGGGCATGAAAGTTTTTTGAGAGAACAGGAAGAACGCAGGCCAAACGGGGGGTACGACGATGGCTGCACGATTTGATTGGGAATCCATCCGTGCCGAGTACGAAGTAGGGGCGAGCCAGTCCGATCTGTCCAAGCGGTACGGTGTGAGCCGGACGGCCATCCAAAAGCGCATCCGGGCCGAAGGATGGGTGCAGGATATTTCCGGCACCGTGAACCGCATGGCAGAGGCCAAGGTTGCGGGCGTAGTTGCAGGCTGCAACCCTCAAAAAAAGGCCGAAGCCTTGGACCGCGCCGCCGAAGCCAAGGCCGCCGTCATCACCCGCCACCAACGGGAATGGGATCGGCATCAGGCTCTTATTGATGAGGCTTTGTCCGAGGGCAGCTTCGACAAGGCCAAGCTCGCCAAGATCACCGCCGAGACGATCAAGATCCGGCAGGAGGGAGAGCGCAAGGCGTGGGGCATCGTGGACAAAGCTGCGTTGGATCATACTTCATCCGACGGTTCGCTGTCTCAGCGTCCGGTGGATCTCTCGCATCTCTCTCCGGACGAGTTGCTTCGCCTGACAAAGGAAGCCTTCAAAACGCCGGATCATGAGTAGCCCAGCCATCCTTTCCGATATCCGGAAGGCGTTGGCCCGGAGCTGTCTCGCGGCCTTCGTGCGCTACACCATGCCCGGCTACCGCATGGGATGGGTGCATGAGGAAATCTGTTCCGAGCTTGACGCTTTCCTTGCAGATGTCGTAGCCGGGCGTTCCCCGCGCCTCATGCTGACCATGCCCCCGCGCCACGGGAAAAGCGAGCTCGCCTCCCGCCGCTTCCCGGCTTACGCCTTGGGCCGTTATCCCGATCTATCCGTTATTTCCACGAGCTACGCCGCCGACCTGTCCTCGCGCATGAACCGCGACGTCCAGCGCGTCATCGACAGCCCGGAATACCGGGAACTCTTCCCGGGAACAGCCCTCTATGGCAAGAACATCCGCACCGTAGGGAACGGCTCTTACCTCCGCAACTCGGATATATTCGAGGTAGTGGGGCACGCTGGATGCTACCGTTCCGCTGGCGTGGGCGGCGGCATCACGGGCATGGGCGGGCATATCGTCATCGTCGACGACCCGTTCAAGGACCGGGCGTCCGCCGATTCCCCGACCATCCGCCAGAACGTCTGGGACTGGTACACGTCCACGCTGTACACGCGCCTCGCGCCCGGTGGAGGGGTGCTCATCATCAACACTCGCTGGCACATGGCTGACCTCTCAGGGAGGCTGCTTGAGGCCGCCGCACGGGGGGAGGGCGACCACTGGCGCGTAGTGAACTTCCCCGCCATCGCAACGGAAGACGAGCTGCACCGTAGGGCAGGTGAAGCCTTACACCCTGAACGCTACCCGTTGGAGCAGCTTCTTGCCATTAAGAAAGCCCTCGGCACACGCGACTGGGAAGCCCTGTACCAGCAGCGGCCTACGCCAGACGGCGGCGCCATCTTCAAATCCGAGTGGCTGCGGTTCTGGCTCCCCAAAGACCTTCCGGAGCAGTTCGACCAGCTCCTTATCTCGTGGGATATGACGTTCAAAGACGGCGACGATACCGACTTTGTTGTGGGGCAGGTGTGGGGCCGCAAGGGGGCCGCCCGCTACCTCCTGGATCAGGTACGACGGCGTATGGGCTTTACGGATACGGTGGCCGCGTTCCGGGCGCTCGCCGCTAAATGGCCCGGCGCAACCCGTAAGCTGGTGGAGGATAAGGCCAACGGCCCGGCGGTCATCGACGCGCTGAAACATGCCGTGCCCGGTATCATCCCCGTGGAGCCGGACGGTAGCAAGACGGCTCGCGCCCATGCTGTGACTACGTTCTTCGAGGCCGGGAACATCCTGCTCCCGCACCCTGAGCATTGCCCGTGGGCACGGGAGTACGTCGCGGAACTGACGCAGTTCCCCGGCGCGCCCCACGACGACCAAGTGGACGCCACAACGCAGGCCCTGCGTGATTTCGATACCAAGCGGCCCATGTGCATCAACCCCGCCATCCTCAATCAGCCACGTATGGGAAGGAGAATATAAATGAATGTAAAGAGTTAGAGCCCAGCCTCTTGACATCTTTCCTTCACAAACGGGTTTTCGTTGCCTTGCAGCTTCTCGATGCGCTTGGCCCGCGTGCACTCCCACGCATCCACCGGATACATTCTATCCCATGCGTCCATGAGTTGCGCCTGCTGGCGGCTCATGCGGTAGCGCGGGGCATAGGCGTCGGCCATATACTTGTAGGTCCGGGCAATCTGTCCCCTCGCTCTGATAGGCGGCTCGGCCCTGCGGTCGGCGATCTTCATCCCGCAGCTTCCGAAGTCCGGCTCCTCGCCGGGCAGCATCTGGAAATTGTAGTTCTGGCGTAGGGCATTCACCGCGCCGATGGCCGGATACAGGTTGTACATGTCCGCCTGCATGTACCGATAGTCTTTATTGACCTTCTCGGCACACTTGCGGCCTTTGAACGCCTTTCCCCGGTTATCGACGCATTGCGGAGCGCCCTCGCGCCACTCCGCGAACGCCTGCCCGAAGTTCTCGGCGGGGACCACGTGTTCCCATTCCACCTTCCCGGCCCGCTTCTCGTGCTTCGTGGCAGTAAAACCCTCAGGCAGGGTGACGTTCTTCTTCTCGTCGAACGCCGCCCCGCAGTAGAGCGTGATCCGATGGTCATAATAGACCTGCCGTTCCAGCGTCTTCTTGGACTTGCTGAACGAATCGTTCCATTCGTTACCCCCGGCCTGCGCCTCGGACGTCATAACCAGCGCGGCCAGCAGAAACACCATGATGCTTTTGTACATGCGGATACCTCCCTAAAGGTATCCATGTATATATAGATTAATCTATATTGATACAATATGAAAGGTGTCCGACATCCATGCGCCCGAACCTTGTTCACGGTGTGTTTTCTTTTTGGCTCGTAGCATTATGGGCACATGAGCAAGAAGCGCACTTATCGACACGCCACCTCCATACCTCAAGTGCAACCGTCGCGCCGTCTGAATCTCTCCCCGGACGTGCGCGGCGGCCTTGCTCAGTCTTTGCCACCTACGCCCGACGACATCAGCCGGTTGTACGGTCCTGCGAAGACGCTCGGCGCGCCCGAAGAGGTGCAGCTTGCGATGGATGCGCGGCTTGCGGATTCCGGCGTCTATTCCCTGCTCCAGCACTCGCTTGAGCTTGGGGTCGGGATTGCTCCGCAATTCATGGGCTACGGCGTCCTCCAGAACCTTGCCCAGAATGGATTGATCCGTGCCTGCGTCGAGACGGTATCCGACGACATGACCCGAGCATGGATTGAGTTCAAGCGCGAAGGGGAGGGCGGCGACGAGTCATTGCTCACCGACCTTGCGCAGGCGTGCAAGAGGTTCGCACTGCAACGCCTTTTCCATGAGGCGACCGAGCTTGTGGGGTACGAGGGCGGGGCCTTCCTTTTCATCGACACCGGAGCAGTCGGGGAAGAGCTGGAACGCCCGCTGAACGTCAGCCCGTATTCCGCCGAACTCAGGCCCGGCGGCGTGCTGCGCTTCGTCGTCATCGACCCCGTGAACGTCTTCCCCGGAGACTACAACAGCCTTTCGCCGCTTGAGCCGGACTACTTCCGCCCGCGCTGGTGGTGGGTGCTCGGGCAGCGGGTGCACGCCTCGCGCCTCATCCGATTGGTTGCGAACGAATGCCCGGTGCTGCTCCGTCCAGCCTACAATTTTTTGGGCATCCCACAAGCTCAGATCCTTTGGGATTACGTCCTGCATTTTCAGGAATGCCGCGCCGCCGAAGCCCGGCTGCTGACCAAGTTTTCGCTGACCGTCTTCAAGACGAAGATGGAAGACATCCTGTACGCGTCGGGGGGCACGGCACAGATCGATGCACGCATCCGGTACATGATCCAGTCCATGACCAATGACGGCGTGCTTGCCGTCGACAAAGAATCAGAAGACGTGGTCAAGCTGGAAACCCCGCTTTCCGGCGTGACCGACATCGTGCGCCAGTCCCTTGAAATCCTCGCCGCCCTGAACCGCACTCCGGCGGTCAAGCTGCTTGGCATCAGCCCGTCAGGATTCAATGCCACGGGCGAATCGGACATCCGCAACTACTACGACCATGTCAGGAGCCAGCAGGAGAAAGTCCTGCGCGACGGCATCAAGAAGGCGCTCGACTGTATTCAGCTCTACCTGCGCGGAACCATCGACCCTTCCGTGACTTTCGACTTCGCGCCCCTCGGCGAAGAGGACAGGGCAGCCCTTGCGACGCTCCAGAAGACCAAGGCCGACACCATCGCCGTCTACATGGATCGGGACATCATCTCTCAGGAAGAGGCCCGGCAGTCCCTTGCCAGTGACCCGGACAGCGGCTTCTCCGACATAGACCCGGCGGAAGTGCCGCAGGGCAACGGAATGCCCGACGCCCTGCCGGAAGCCGGGGAAGGGGGCTTGATGCCCGACATCGACGACGTGGACAAGGCAGGGGCCGTCTATGGCTAAGGTCATCCGCGCCATCAAGCCCAACGCGGGCATCCGGGCGAAATACCGGAAGCGGCTGGTGTCGCTTCTCGACGAGATGCAGCGTTCCGTCGTGTGGTGGCTGCGCGCCGAGTACAGGAAGCAGGAAACCCGCATAGCACAGGATGCGTCCCCGGCGAGTGACCTACAAGACCGCCTCAAGAGCCTGTTCCGGTACTGGACGAAGCGGTGGAGGGAAAGCGCGGAGAGTTTTGCACGGGAGTTCGTGGGCAGTACGAGGCGGCGCACGGAAGCCGGGATGAGGCAGGCCCTCAAAGATGCGGGCTTCACGGTGAGGATGGAGGGAAGCAGGGCCATGAGCGACGTGGCGCGGGCCCTCTTCGAGGAAAATGTCAATCTCATCAAATCCATTCCGCAGCACTATTTCACGGAAGTAACGGGGCTAGTACAGCGTTCCGCCAGCATGGGCAGGGACGTGGAGTTCCTCGCCGACGAACTGCACAAGCGGTACGAGATCACCCGGCGCCGGGCCGAATTCATTGCTCGCGATCAATCCAACAAGGCGACCGAGGCCATCAAGCGGGTACAGGACAAGGAACTCGGCATCACCGAAGGCGTCTGGGTACATGTGCCGGGAAAGAAAACGAGCCGCCATACCCACCAGCTCATGAATGGGAAAAAGTTCGTCATCACGGAAGGTCTTTACGACTCTGACGTGAAGCGCAAAGTGCTTTGCGGTGAGCTTCCGGGGTGCCAATGCACGTACCGGGCCGTTATTCCTGAATTTGGAGACTAGTCTATGTATCAAAGTAAAGGCGTCACCTTCGACGCGGCTCCCTCACAGCGGGAAACCGACGAGAACGGGTTCCTGCACGTCGGGGCGTCGCACATCACGAAAGCGACGGTGAACCCCTATTACGGGCGGGAGATTCCGGGCTGGCAGGAAGCCGGGCTTGACCCCGAGGCTGTCTATTACGGGCTTCGGGACCCGGAAGAACTTCAAGCATCGCTTGAGACATGGGCCGGGCTGCCGCTGCACATCGAGCACCACATCGACAGCGCGGAAGAGCCGCAGAAGCTCACCCGCGTGGGCGCGGTGGGCACGGGCGCGGTCTGGAACCCGCCGTATGTAGATGCGCCGCTGACCGTGTGGGATCGGGCCGCCATCGACGCCATCGAAGACGGTTCTTTCCGGGAACTCTCCTGCGCCTACCGCTACGACCCGGATTTCACGCCGGGCAGCTACGAGGGCACCCCTTACGATTTCATCATGCGGAACATCCGAGGCAACCACGTCGCGCTGGTCGAAGAAGGGCGGGCCGGGCCGGACGTGGTGGTGGCGGATTCTCATCCAACTTCAACGAAAAAAGGAACGCTTATGGGCACGTTTAAGAAATGGTTCCGGGGCGCGCAAGACGACAACCCGGACATCGAAAAGCAGGAAGTGGAGCTTGCGCAGGCCATCATCGACCTGCACAAGGTCGACCCCGTGACTGGCGAAATCGTGGATATCACCGAAGACGAGGACAAGGCGGAGGAAATCCGTAAGCTCATCGGTGAACTGTCTGCCAAACTCGACCCCGAGGACGTCAAAAAACTGACGGACTCCCTCTCCGATCTGGCCTACTCCAAGGCCACGGGTGATGAGAAACCGGAGAAAAAGGAAGCGATGGACGAAGAAATCAAGAAAGCTATGGACGCCTGCGGGCTTGATGCGGAAGACCCCGCCGAGTCCCTCGCCTTTGCCAAAGGCGTGAAGTACGGCGAGGAACTGGAGCTCAATCCGGACGAACGCAGGAAGCTCGACCGTGAGCATGAGTCCGAGGGTATGAAAAAGGCTATGGATTCCTGCGGCCTCGACGCCGAGAACCCGCAGGAGAGCAAAGCCTTTGCCGAGGGCGTCAAGTACGGTGAGGAGCGGATCCGGAACCCCGAGGAACGGCGCAAGCTTGACCGGGAACACGAATCCGAGGGCGAACGCCGCGAACTCGGCAAGGACGAGGACAAGGACGCGGCCATTAAGCGCATCCTCGCTTCCGTCCCCGACCTCACACCGGAGCAGAAAAAGAAGCTGACCGACTCCCTCGCTGATCTCGCCTATTCCCCCGCGACCGGAGATGAAGCCCCGGACGACAAGGGAACCGCTCAGGACAGGGCGTTCCGCCGCCGTGGTCCGCGTCCTCTCACCGCAATGGACGCCGCCCGCATCAAGGCATCCGCAGTCGCCGAAGCGCAGGAGCATATGCGGAACCTCACCCGTGCCGTGCGCGACGTGCGCGGGCTGGTGGGCGAACTTGACCCGCTGTCCTTCGACTCCGCGTCCGACGTCTACGGCTACGCGCTGGAGCAGCTTGGGGAGAATCCCCGCAAGTATCCCCGGCAGGCATGGCCCGGTATGATCGATGTCCTCCGCAAGCAGAAGGCGACACCTTCCGTTGCCCGTGACGCGGCCCCCGTCGGGCGCATGTCTGGCAGCTTCGCCGGGCTTTCCAATATCACCATTGCAGAATAGGAGGCACACCATGCCTTTGCAGTCCCAAGTCAATCTCTCCGTCGCTCCCGGCGTTGCTGGCGATAAAGCGACGCCCGACCAGAGCATCTACACCCCGCTCAACCCTCTGGCGGCGGTGGCCCTCCCTGTGGGGCGCTTCGTCTTCCCCGTCGTGGATTCCGGCGTGATCGACAACACGCAGGCCACCAACGTTGCTGGCACCGCCACAGCCGTGCTCGGCTTCGTGGAGCGCGTCATCAACTACGTGAACTACGAACTGCTTTCTGACGGCACTTTGACCGTCCCGGCAGGCTCGAACCTCACCGTGGCCGTAAAGGGCGACTATTGGGCCGTTTCCACGACCAAGGCCACGGTGGGGCAGGCCGTCCTTGCCTCCACCGCTGACGGTTCAATCAGCACCGGGACCCCCGACGCCACGCACCTCGATACGGGGTGGGTCGTCAAGACGCCCGGCGAAATCGGGGAACCGATCATCATCAGCAATTGGGGACAGGCCGCAGCGTCGGGATCCGGCGGCGACACCTCGAACCTGATGCAGAAAGATTTCAGCAACGCCACCGGAGCGCTCGGCGTGGCCAACGGCGGAACTGGCGCAACCACTGCGGAACAGGCCCGCACCAACCTCGGCGCAGCCGCCGCCGGAGCGTAGGAGGTACTACATGAATCCGACTTTTGAACAGGCCAAGCGCTACGGCTTTATCTTCCCGGGCGCCCGCATGTGGGCAACTCCGGAGAACCGCGCCCGCATTGCGCAGGACGCCGCGCTCATCACTACTCCGAACACGACCGTCCCCGCCGAGCTTCTGGCGTATATCGACCCGATGGTCATCGAAATCCTGACCGCGCCCCGGCGCGCCCGTGAAATCTTCGGTGAAGAGAAGAAGGGCGATTGGACGACCCCGTACATGAAGTGGCGCGTGGACGAAATGACCGGAAAGACCGAGCCGTATTCCGACTATGCCAACGGCACGACTTCGGGCGTGAACTCCGAATGGCAAACCCGCGTGCAGTACGTCTTCCAGACGTCCATCACCTACGGAGACTTTGAAGTGGACATGTCGAGCACGGCGAAAGTCAACCTCGCTGCCTCCAAGCAGCGTGCGGCCGCCAACGTCATCGACATCGACCAGAACCGTTTCTACCTGCTCGGCGTCGCCGGGAAGGAAATCTACGGCATCCTCAACGATCCGAACCTCCCTGCTGCGATCACCGCAGGGGCCACGGGCACGGGCGGCTCCACGAAATGGGCCGACAAGACCACGGTGCAAATCTACAACGACGTCCTCGCCCTGTTCGCACAGCTTTCCGAGCAGTCCAGCGGCCTTATTGACAAAGACACGCCCCTCAAGCTCTGCCTCTCCCCCGAACTGGCCGTTCGCCTCGGCGCGGCTACCGATTTCAACGTGTCCGTGCTGGATATGTTGAAGCGGTACTTCACCCGCATTGACATCGTGACCGTCCCCGAGCTGCACAGCATGACCGCCGGGGAAACCATGTTCCTCATCGCCCCCGAAGTGAACGGGCAGCGAGCCGGCACGCTGGCCTTCGGCGAAAAGATGCGTGCCGGACGCGTCGTGCCCGACCTGTCCAGCTTCCGTCAGAAGTTCGTCGGCACCACCTACGGCGGTATCGTGCTCATGCCCTTTGCCTTTGCGCAAATGACTGGAGCCTAGTCCCATCCTTCCCTCCATGCGAAAGCCCCAACCGCCTGTTTAACGGTTGGGGCTTCTTTGCATCTTTGGGCGGCATCATTGTGGCTGTGGTCAAGCTATTTCATCAGCGCGATGATTGCGGCAATGATCGCCACGGTTTGCGCTGTGATGATGCCCGCCACCCATTTGATGGTTTCGGCCTTGGCCTGTTGGATTTCCTTCAACAGGCGCAGTTCGGTTTCCCGCAAATCCCCCTTGGTGGCACTGGCGTTCCTTTGGCTCTCGTCAAAGCGTTCCAGTACTTCCACGATGGCTTTTGCGGCTTCCTCGCCGACGGCCTTTTCAAGCTTTTTCCCATCATCGAACAGCAGCATGGGGGAATCCCTCCGTTGGTAAAGTCTTATATGATTCATGCAGGCTTGCCAAGGATTACCCTAGCATCAACCTGTTCGCGGTCTTCGCGGCACGGATGGCAAGACGCATATCATCAAGCGCGGATTCGAGGTTTTGCCGGGCGGTGTAGGTTGGGGCTGTCATGAGCTGGATAAGCGCGTCAACGGGCGTCTTCCCGGATGGCGATACATGCCGGAGCAGTTCGGGATACGTTCCTTGCGTCACTCGGCGGAAGTCTCGTTCCAGTCCATAAGCGCGGTCGCGGATCAGGACTGCAAGTTCCATCCAATCCTGTTCGAGCCGTTCAAGCTCCCTCACGCGGTCGCGGTATAGTGACGATGCGACGGGAAGCGACGGGTACGGAATCGCGGATTCCGCCGTGGGTATGGCATTGATGGCGCGGACGCGGACGGAAAGCAGGAACTCGCGGGCCTCGGGCATAAGCCTGGCCGGGAGCTGCTTGTATTCGGCAATGCGGAAGTGGCGGTTGAACTTTGCCCATATCTCGGCACGGGCCTTGCCCTGCACGGCGGCGGGGTATGTTGAGAGCTTGGCGTCTACGATGAGCTTGAGCTCGGCACGTTCCGACGCGCTGATCAGCTCGTCGTTGAGCGTCACGGGTTCGGCAACGGGCACCCTGTCGCCGTACTGCTCGATGACGTCCAGCACCCACTTGCGGAATGCCTTTGCTACCGGAGTCCGGGCGAACATGGCGAGGAGGTGGCAGCCGCGAAGTGAGAAGATGCGAGAGCGCCCCTCAGATCCAAATTGGATCTCTGCGCTGTTTTCAATAAGTTGCGTCATATCACTGGAAAATTCATCTTCATTGCGACGATAAAGGCGAGTGACATAATTATCGTTGGCATAGCCCAAGGCACGAGCAAGCTCAGAAGACTTGAACCAAGGCTGGCTGTCACGGGTGACGGGGGAGAACGTGAAATCGTTGAAGCAGAGGGGCTGTAACATGAGAGGCTCCTTGAGGAATTTTCAGGTTCCTAAGAAGGCATCTTCCCCAATAGAAGATGCCGGGTGCTGAAAACGGCTCAAGGAACCGCTGGCGGCCTTTAGCTTTCGCTTGGACATATCCGCCACACCCGGCAAACATTGGATGCAATAATAGCCCAAAAGACAGCCAAGAAAAATCTTGACTTTCACAAAAGGGCACAAAAAAGCGCCATGCTATCGGGTGGCGATGTCCGCCTTGAGGTGTTTTCAGGCACCATATGAAAAAAAGACAGCACAAAACGCGAAAAATGTAAAGAGAAAAGCAGTGGCGTTGCCCGCATCTGGATGTTCTTCATCATTGGCGGGCAACGCCACGTTGGAAAGTTTTACTTGTTATCGTATTTCAAGGCCGTAGCCCGGATTCGATCCGCAAAGGGGATAATATCTTCCAATTTTTCGATGTCTTCCTTTGCGTCCTTATTCTCCCCATCAAACAGTCCGACCCTCCACTGTTTTCCGTTGAAATACAGACGGCACAGAGGCTTGAGCCTGTTGTCGTCAAGAAGGATGGAGCAGTAGCTGATACTGTCCCGCATGGCTACGCGCCCCGGATCAACGGTGCCCACCAGAAGCGATTTGACAAGGTAATACGCCTCTTTTTCTTCCTCGGTGGTGACTATACGCGAATCCTGCTCTTTTCCTTGTGGGGTATCTTCGGACTCTATCTCTACAATTTCCGGTTTCTGCTGCGTCATGGCATTTTTCAATCGGTCGTTGATGCGGTCGTTGATGAACTGGTCAAGCGCAGCGGTAAGAATTGGAGTGAAGCGATCCAGAACATTTTGCGTGATACGTCCATCATACGTCTGGCCGATGAAAAAGCGTGCGAAATCTTCATGCGGCTTTTCCATTTGTTCGGACATGAGGCGTTTGAACTCTCGGTTGTACTTGAGTTCGTTTGCCGCGCTCATGCAGGCATCCCGATCAAACTTGCCTTTTGCCAGCTTGCGCAGTTCCGGGAGCAACATTTCGTCCATATCGTCAAGGACGAACTCCATATAGGGCTTGCTGTCCATTTTGTTGGCTGTTTCAAGATCGGAATAGAACCGGTAACGGTTGCCGTCCGTCAGAATGGCAATAGGGGCTTCCGTTCCGTGGAAGTAAAGCTGTAGCTGGTTGCAGTGCTTCATGTCGAGAGACGTGCCCAAAGCCTTGCATTCCAGAAGAAGGATAGGCTTGCCGTCAACAAGAATCGCATAGTCCACGCGGGCGTCTTTATACTCGCCGATGGGGGCTGAAAATTCGGGTACGACTTCCGCAGGGTTGAAAACGTCGTATCCCAGAGCCGCGATGAAAGGCATCACCAAGGCGTTTTTCGTGGCCTCTTCGGTTTTGAGGCTATCTCCCAGATTCTTTACCTTTTTCGACAACTCAGCAATTCTTTCCGAAAAATCCATGGTCCTCTCTCCCTGTTCGGATTCAAGTTAATATATTAAGATTTATATATTTTCTTATAGGTTTTCCAAGAATACAGTCCGGAAAGGATAGTGAGGATTCCCCATAACAAGGCCCCATTCGTATTGGGCGGCGTTTGGAGGGCACAACTCAGCCACAATACGGCTAGCACTACTGTTATCAGCACTCCAATGATAAGGGCAATTTTTTTAGGGGGCGTCTGAGAACGTTCATGATGTATAAGCGGGTTTGGTTCTCCACGCTCTTGGGCCAATTGGTCATCAAAAAGATAGGCACGGATAACCTCCATCATGGGGCTATTTACTTTTGCCAATGCCTTATTTCCATTTTTGAACTCAATAATGACGGTAGACTCAGTTGTCTTGCCTCCAGCTACCGCACCCGCAACCGCTCCGATGCCTCCAAGCAAGACGCCGCCGACAAGCGCGCCTCCCAAGGTCCCTCCGAGTTTTTTTACCGATTCCTCGTTGGCTACTTCGCAAGAGGCAATACTGGAAAGAAAAAGTTCCTTTGCTCCAAACATTTTTGAAGAGCAACGCAACTGGTTTTTATTTTTAATGTAAATATATTCTTCTTTCCCGTAGTCCCCTGCCAGAAATTTGATGTAGGTAGCCATACATCATCCCCCTTATTATAGATGAGGCTATCATGGCATAGGCCGTTCCAAAAATCCACCGTCGCCCCGAAAGGGGCTTTTGTTTTGCCTGTACGAACCTTGTTCACGGTGTGCCCATCTCCTCCCATGCTGCATCATCTCCAAAATACTATGGAGGTGCAGCGATGAAAAATTCTCCCTTGGCTTTTTTTTTTTTTTTAAAATTCGGTTCCCTTCGCGTCGTCAGAAGCGATCAGGGGGCCCAGTGGTTCGTGGCGAAAGACGTGTGCGGGTGTCTCGGGCTGGATACCAGTAACCTTTCAAAAATGTTGGATGAAGACGAGCTTTCGACCTACCCCGTACAGTATACGGATCAGGTCAGGAATCTTTCCGTCGTATCCGAACCGGGCCTGTATTCCCTCATCCTGCGTTCCCGCAAGCCCGAAGCCAAGGCGTTCAAGCGGTGGGTGACGCATGAGGTCATCCCCTCCATCCGCAAGACGGGCGGCTACCTAGTAGCCAAGCCGGACGATACGCCCGAAGCCATCCTTGCCCGCGCCGTGCTGGTCGCGCAGGACACCATCAGGCGCATCGAAGCCGAGCGCGACGAGGCAATCCGCACCAAGGCCGAAATCGGTTCACGCCGCGAGGCCACCGCGATGGCAACCGCCTCCGCAGCCGTCCGCAAGGCTGCGGCTCTTGAGAACGAACTTGGGCGGGGCAGGGACTACAAGTCCGTGAAGGGCATCCCGTGGTTCCTTGACATCTTCGCAGATACGCCAGCCGCGTACTCCGTCGCGGGACGCAAGCTTTCCGATATGTCCCGCCGTATGGATTACGAAATCCGGGAAATCGAGGACAGCCGTTTCGGGAGCGTGAAGGCGTACCACGTCGACGTGCTCGAAGCCTTCCGGCTGGCCCTGAAAAACGACCTGAACATGCTGGGCAAGTACCGCCTTCGCCGTGCTGCATAGCCGAACTTTGTTCACGGTGATTTCGTCCCGGCTCTTTTGCCATGATGACCAAAACAACGGAGGGATACAGAGATATGGCCAGACCCAAAAAGAATACCGCCCCGGAAACAACGCAGGCGACGAAGACGGATACCGTAATGGTCGCCCTGAACCGGACGACCGGGATCACGTTCCCCATGCCCGACGGACGCAAAGTGCTCATCGAAGGCAACGCCGCCAGCCTGCGCGGAAAGGAAAAGGGCGTGCTGCCCGTGGGCGCGTTTGGGCTGACGCGGGTGAACGCCGACGATTGGGCGTACATTGAAAAGACCTATGGCCCGCACATGGAAATCTTCAAGTCCGGGCTCATCTTCGCGCAGGCGCGCAAGGCCGACGCCGTGGACGAGGCCGACGAAAGGGCGGAACTGCGCAACGGGCTGGAGCCCGTGGACGTGGAGAACGACCCCAAGGCGCAGACCGAACCGCTCCAGAGCAAGGCGGGGTTCTAAACCGTGGCTGTTGTTGTCTTTGACCCGCAGGAGTTCCGGGAGGCCTATCCGCGCTTCGTCGATCCGAAGACCGGGCAGCCCCTCCTGACCGATGCACAGCTTCGGCAGGCGTTCGACGTTGCCTGTCTGCTCTTGGACAACACGGACTCTTCCCCGGTTCCCTATGACCCGGTCCACGGCATCATGATCCGCAAGACGCTCCTGTACCTCCTCGTCTGCCACTTGGCGACGCTGGCCTTGTGGCCAATGGGACAGGCCGGGCCGGTAGCTTCGGCTACGGAGGGGACTGTCAGCATCAGCTTCTCCATGCCCACGGCGACGGGGAAGGCGTTCTACAACCAGACACCGTGCGGACAGACGTTTTGGCAGGCCATCCAGCCCTATGCCGTAGGCGGGCGCTACTATGCCGCCCGGTATTGGCATCCGTGGGGGTAATGGTGTCCGGAGAACTTGAAAAGCTGCTCAAGCGGTACATTACCCCCGATATCGTCGTGAAGGCCGGGGTGCTCGAAAATGCGACGCGGGGCGAAGGTGGTACTTCCGTCGCAGAGTATGCGGCGTACAACGAATACGGCGCCACCATCGAAATCCCTGAGCGGACGCAAACCTTGTACTTCAAGCGGAAGCGTGACGGCAGCGTCGGGAATCGGTTCGTGAAGAAGGGCAAAAGTGATTTTGCGCAGGATGCGTCGGTCAAAGCCCACACCGTCACCATCCCCTCCCGGCCTTTCCTGCGCTCGACGCTCGATGCCAAGGCAGACGCATGGTGTGATAACCTTGCGGAAGCATTGGAAGCCGGACGGACTCCGAAAGAGGCGATGCGGCTTGTGGGACGCCGCATGGCAGACGACATTCAAGCAACGATCAAGAGCAATATGCCCCCGGACAACGCCGAATCCACCAAGCGCCGCAAGAACGCCAAGGGCGCGGGAAAGGGGACGCTCATCGATTCCGGAAGCCTGCTCAAGTCCATCGATTACGAGGTAGTCAAAAGATGAATCTCCATGAACTTGTGCGTCCGCTTATCAGCATCGTGAACCCTTTCCAGTCGGTCGTGATTCTCGTCTCCACAGGCTTCACCATAACCGCGCAGTATGAGCAGGTCCCGGCATGGGCCCCCGCCGTTGAAGTCATGGCGCAGCCTCAGCCTGTCGCCGACAAGACGCTGCAATTCCTCGTGCAGCAGCGCCAGAACACGATCTGGCACGACTTTTATCTTTCAGGGGACTGGTCGGCCCTTGATCGTCCGGCGGAGCAGGGCGGCGATCTTCTCTACTGGGATGGCGCCGAGTGGCAGGTAGATCAAGTTCTGGAGCGCTGGAATCCCACGGCAGGCTGGACGAAAATCCGGTGCGTGAAGCTCCGGGAAACCGCGCCGCCGGAAGCCGGGGCCACGGAACCGCCCAAAGGGGGAGACGATGAGTGACGGCATCCTCGTGCAGGCCCTCGGCGATTTTTGTAAGCGTTACCTCGGCGATTCCGCCGTTGTTGTACGCGGCTACGTCAACCGCGTGAGCAAGCCGAAGACGAAAAGCTACGTGCTCGTCACCCCGATGACCATGACGCGCCTCTCGACGAACCTGCACCAGACCGAGTGCGGCGGGGAGGCCATCGTGCAGCCGCAGCGCCGCCGTGTCCAGCTTGACGTCTACGGCCCGACCGCCGCCGACCGTGCCCAGACGCTCGCAACGCTCCTACGCGACGGCGTCGGGTGCCGCTTCCTCCGGACCTACGGGATCGCCCCCCTGTACGTCGAAGACCCGCAGGACATGACACAGGCGGAAGGTGACGAGCAGTACAACCCCCGCTTTATGCTCAATGTACTGATTCAGGCAAACCGCGTTGAACACGTTGAGATGGATACTTTTACCGACGCGGAACTTTCCGTGCATCCGCTGGCATAGCAAAAGGAGGGCGCAATGAGCGTCAATGCCGACAAACTGGTTCAAATCATCCCCCGCATCATCGAGGGCGGCACGCCGGGCCTGACCTTCGCCGGGCTCATCCTTTCGCAGTCCGAGCTTTTGCCCGCAGGTCGTGTCGTGCAGTTCGCAAGCGCGCAGGCCGTGGCCAATTATTTCGGCTCGCTTTCGGAAGAGGCAAGCATGGCTTCCATGTACTTCTCCGGCTACGTGAACACGACGAGCCTCCCGGACAAGATCTTCTTTGCCCGGTACAACGGCGAGGCCGTGGGCGCATGGCTGCGCGGCGCGAAGTATACGGGCAATCTCGCCGTGTTGCAGGCCGTCACCAACGGCGCGATGGTCATTTCCATCGACAACACGCCGCACACGCTTTCCTCCGTGGATTTGTCCGCTGCGACCAGCTTCTCGCAGGTTGCGGAGGCGATCCAGACCGCGCTCACGACGGCGGGCGCGACCGGGGCGAAGGTGACGTACTCCAGCCAGACTGGGGCGTTCCAGATCGACAGCCCGACGACCGGGGCAAGTTCCGCCGTGGCCTTTCCGACGCCGCCGGAAGCCGGGACCGACCTCGGCGCGCTGCTTCTGCTCACCGAACAGTCCGGTGCCGTCCAGTCCGTAGGCATGGCTGGCCAGACGCTCCCCGACTGCATGACCAACGTGCTCCTGTACGCCCGCGATTGGGTGACGTTCGGGACGGTCTGGGAACCCGAACTTGACGATAAGATCGCGCTCGCACAATGGTGCGCCGGGTATGACACCCGTTTTGCCTACGTGATGTGGGATACCGACAACGCCGCGCAGGTCGCGGGCTCCACGGCCTCGGCGGGGTATCAGATCGCCAAGGTGCTCGAACTCGACGGGACGGTTCCCGTGTTCAACACGCCTGAGCTCGCCGCATGGGTCATGGGCACGGCGGCCTCCATCAACTTTGAAGAGACGAACGGACGGCTCACCTTCGCCTTCAAGCAAGGCGAAGGGCTTGCCGTAACCTGCGACAACGACGAGAACTATGATGCGCTGATCGCCAATGGCTACAACTGCTATGCGGACTTCGCCACGGCCTCCAGCCAGTTCAAGTTTTTCCAGAATGGGCAGGTTTCCGGCAAATGGGGCTGGCTCGACACGTACCTTGACGCCATCGCCATTAAAGACGGTCTCCAGCTTAACCTCCTTGATCTGTTCAAGGCCGTAAAGTGCATCCCTTACAACGAGAGCGGCTACGGCATGATCCGCACGGCCTGCCTCGACACCATCACGCGGTTTCTCGACTTCGGGGCTATCCGCACGGGAGTGACCCTCTCGAACACCCAAAAGGTGCAGCTCCTCGCGGAAATCGGGCTGGACGTTTCCCAGACGCTTGAAACGCAGGGCTGGTACATGCAGGTCAAGGACCCCGGCGCGACCGTACGCGGACAACGCCAGTCCCCCGAATGCAAATTTTACTACATGGACGGCGGCAGCGTGCAGCAAATCGTCATGCCTGCCACGGCCATTCAGTGATGAGGTAAAACATGGCTGACAACTTCGGCAACATGACGATTACAGCGGCGAACTGCACGCTTTTCCTGACGGTCCCCGGGCTCTACGACAGCCCCGTGCAGATCGAGGGGTTCAGCACCGACGCGATGGTCAGCGTGGCCACGAATACCCCAGTCGTCGCGGAAAAGGGCGTTGACGGGCATACCTCCTTCGGGTGGGTGCCGACCAACAAGGAAGTGACAATCACCCTCGCGGCGGACAGCCCGAGCCGTCAGATCATGGAAGATTGGGCGACGTATCAGGAAACCGCCCGGGAAGTGATGCTCTGCAATGCCGAGTTCGCCATGCCGAGCATCAACCGGAAGATCACCGGGAAGCGGGGCGGCCTCACCTCCGTACAGTCCAGCCCCAACGCCGCTCAGACTTTGCAAGCGAGCGCCTTCGTCATCACCTTCGACCAGTGGACCGCGAGTCCGCTTTAAACCGTGGAGGCCGTCATGCTCAACGAAAAGATCATTGCCATCGACAAGGGTCGCGACGCCGGGAAGACCTTCAAGGTCAAGGAAATGCCCGTCACCAAGCTGGAAAAATGGGCCGCCCGTGCGCTGCTCGCCGTCTTCGGTTCCGAGATTCCCGCCGACATCCGAACGCTTTCAGCGTCATCGAACACCGCCGCGCTGCTTTCCGCCGGGCTCCGGGGGCTCTCAGGGCTCCGGTGGGAACAGGCCGAACCACTCTATGACGAGCTTCTCGGGCAGATCTATCGCGTCCCGAACCCCCACAAGCCCGATGATGCCATCAGGCTCACCCCGCAAAACCTCGACGCCCATGTCGAGGATGTGGGCACGATCTACCGCCTGCGTTGGGAGGCTATCGCCGTCTGTCTGGATTTTTTGCATGGCGGCGAGGGCTTGACCTCCCGCCTGTCGCAGATCCTCAACCTCTCGGGCTCCGGGACTACGCAAACCTCCCCGGATGCGTCGGCATCCCGGTAAGCCGGAACCTCGCGACGTTGCACGAAATGCAAACAGTGTACGGCCTGTCCGATGCCTACGAGCTGATGGAAATCATCGCCGTGGACGGCCACAACCAACGCCTCTGGAGCAAATTCCATGAACGCAGGTGAACTCGTCGTTTCTCTCATCCTCTCCGCAGGGGATTTCAAGGCTCAGGTGCAGGCCGCACAAAAGGGGCTGGACGGCGTGCAGGCCGCAGCCGTTGACGCGGGGCGTGATGTATCTGATGCAGCCAAAAGAGGTGGACGCGGCCTTGATAATCTCGGCTCGTCTGCCCGTTCTGCCGGAAAGGAACTCGAAGAGGCAGGGAATCGGGGCGCGCTCAGCTTTGAAAATCTTAAAGGAACACTCACGAAAGTTCTTGGGGTAATCGGTGGTGTTGCCTTTATCAAAAGCCAATTCGCGGAGTTTACCGAAGCAGCCCTTGAAATTAATACGGCGAGCAAGACTCTGGGGATGGATATCAAAGAGTTCCAAGGCTGGCAAAATGCGGCGGAAAAAGTTGGGCTTGAGACGCGAGATCTTGTTCAGCTTTTCGGGGACGTCAGCGACCGGATGTATGATGCCGTCCTCCATGACTCCGGGCCGTTCAAAGACGCAGTTGAGGATATTGGAATCTCTTTAAAGGGAGTCAAAGAAGGGGCCACTTCATCCGCGGATATGCTTTTGCAATTTGCCAGAGCTGTAGAAAAAATGCCGAAAGACAAAGCGCACGGCCTTCTCACTCAGTACAGCTTCGATCCTGAAAGCATCAAACTCATCATGATGGGGGAAAAAGAGCTTGAAAAGCTGATCAAAACGGGAAAGGAGAAGGCCCGTTTTGACAAACGAGATATTGAGAACGCACAGAAACTACGGGAAGCGCAACAGCGTCTTAATACAGCTTGGCGCACCATCTCAGCCCTTTTCGCCAGCACCGTCTCCCCTGCGATCACGTTTTTGACGAACCTGCTCGGCGATCTCCTCGGGTGGGTGAAAGAAAACAAGCAGTTCGTGATCGTCTTCTTTACGGCGTTAGCCGGGGTCATTACGACGCTCATGCTCCCGGCGTTGAGCGCGATGGCGACGGCGGCATGGGCTGCGATTGCGCCGTTTACGCCGTTGATTGCGGGCATCGGCGCGATCGCGCTGGTTGTCGACGATCTCATTACCTACATCAAAGGCGGAGAATCTGCACTTTCCGGGCTCTGGTCGATGTTCGGAACTGGCGATGAAATCGGGGCTCGTTTCAAGGCTATTTGGGAAGGCATCAAAAGTATTCTCGGGGGCGTCTGGGATGCCCTTTCGGGGGTCGCCAAGCTCTTCAACTCCGTTCTTACGCTGGACGGAAAAGGCGTTATCGAAGCCCTCAAAACGATCTGGGGAGGCATCTCCAAAATCAATGATGTGCTTGTCGAAATGCTGAACTGGGTAGCCCAGAAGCTCTACAATTTGCTTCCCGACTGGATCAAGGATTGGCTCGGCGGCGATGAGTCTTCGCGCCCGGAAGAAACGAAGGCCGAGGCTAAGCCCGGCGGGGTCGCCGATTCGATGCGGGTTGATGATGTCCGCCCGTCTATTCTGCCGCCGCAGGTACGCGCCGGGGATGCGCGTCCGGGAAGCGTGAGCAACGTCAACAATTCGCGTCAGATGACGTCAACCACCAATGTGGGTGAGGTCAAGGTCTACACGCAGGCTACAGATGCGGAGGGGATGGCCCAAGGAGTGGTTCCGGCACTTCGTAATCAAACCGCGCAAGCAGACAGCGCATTCGGGTACTGACATGGCATTCGGCGCGCTCCCGCCGGGACAGCCCGGCAACTGGTCGATTTTCGATAAAGACGGCGCCAAGGCCCTCGACTTCGACACGTTCTTTTCCTGCTCGATCAAGGCCGAGAACAAAATCAGCTCCAACCCCGTCGAGAAAGGGAGTTTCGCGGATTACAACAAGGTCGCTTCTCCCACGGCGATATCGGTCGTGCTGGGCCGCACGGGGAAGAGCGACGAGCTTGCGGCGTTTCTGACGGCGCTGGACAAGCTGGCGGAAAGCACCGACCTCGTGAGCATCGTCACCCCGGAAAAAACGTTTCTCGACTACAACCTTGTCTCCTACGACTACGACCGCAAGGCCGAAAACGGTGTGGACAGGCTGCTTGTAGGGCTCATGCTGCAAGAGATCCGGCAGGTCGAGCCGCAGTACAGCAACGAAACGATAAAGCCAATCAGTAAGGCGCAGGCAAAGAATCCGACCGACGCAAGCACCACGGATGCCGGGAAACAACAGGGGCAGACGACGCAAAAAAGCACACTGAAAAAGCTAGGCGAGAGGATTTTCGGATGATGACCGTACCGCTCCGGCATGAGCCGAACCAGAGCCTCCAGATTGTGCTTGGGGAACAGAACTGCACCCTCCGGTTCATCTCCCGAGGCGTGAACCTGTACTGCGACCTTGCTGTCGACCAGACGGTCATCTGGTCTGGGGTCATCTGCCGTAACCTCGTCGGCTTGAAGCTGTACGACTATCTCGCCTTCCGGGGGCAGCTCTACTTTGTCGATATGCAGGGCGAAGAGGATCCGCACTGGTCGGGCCTCGGCGACCGATTCCAGCTCGTTTATGTCGAAGAAGGGGAAACGCTGTGAACACGAGCTTCACCAAAAAGCTGCTTGAAGCGCATATCACGCTCGCCGAGGGCGGCTTCAACACGGCTACCGGGCAAGGTGCGAACACCAAGATCATCCGGCTCGGCATGGATGTGGACATTCAGAAACCCGGTGGGAAAGAGAAGAACAAGGCCAAGGTCAAGATTTTCAACATGCCATTGGCGGACATGGAGACTCTGACGACGCTGGCGTTCAAGCCGTTGCAGGCGTCGAAAAACCGCATTGCCGTGTACGCGGGCGATGAAGAGCACGGGATGTCGCTGGCATTCTCCGGCGATATCGTGAGCGCCGTCCCGAACTTCAACGCGGCGCCGGACCCTTCTTTCGACGTCGAGTGCATCACGGGATACGTCGCCAGCATTACGCCCGTGCCGCCGTTGACGGCGCAGGGTGCGCAGGACGTTGCCACGCTCATGCAGGGGCTTGCGAAGCAAATGGGGCTCGCTTTCGTCAACAGGGGCGTGTCCGTTTCCATTCGCAATGTCGCCATCGTCGGGGGCCCGATGGAACAGGCGCAGCAGCTTGCCCACGATGCCCGCATCGATCTTATCGTGGACGATGGCGAGATGGTCATCTCCCCTCTTGCGACGCTTCGCAGCGATGACGGCGGCTCGACGCCCGTCTGGTCCGCGAAAAGTGGCATGATTGGCTATCCGAGCTTCGACAACGAGGGCGTGACGGTGAAAGGCATCTACGATCCGAAGCTTCAACTTGGCGGCCCGGTGCGCATCGAGAGCATCGTCCCCCGCGCTTCCGGCCTCTGGCAGATCGTGAGCCTGAGCCACAAATTGCAGGCAGGCTATCCCGGAGCAACGCAGTGGATAAGCCAGATCAAGGCAAGCTATCCCGGCGCGAAGCCGAAGAAGGACAAGAAATAATGCAGGGACAACGCGGTCTTTCAACAAATTCCAGCGAGTACAACGCGCAGGACTTCATGATCAGCCAGATGCTCGGGCGCATCGCCACGGCTGAACCCGTGCGCGTGGTCGCCGTCTCCGGCTCGGGCGTCTCCCCGGTGGGCTTCGTCGACGTGCAGCCTCTCGTCAACCTTGTGACGGGCGAACAGAAGGCGCAGGAGCAGAGCGTGCTCTTCAAGCTCCCATACCTGCGCATCCAAGGCGGGAAAAACGCCCTCGTCATCGACCCGCAGCCGGGCGACATCGGCCTCGCCGTCTATGCCATGCGCGACACGGAATCGCTCAAGGAAAGCCGGGGGAAGGACGGGAACGTCAATCCGGGATCGGCGCGCTCACTGAGCAAAGGCGACGGCTTCTACCTTGGCGGTTTTCTGAACGATACGCCGGAACGCTATGTGCAGATCGACGACGAGGGCGTCACCATCGAAGGCGTGGCAAAATTGACGATGCACGGGGAAACCTCAGTTCTGACGGCGGAAAGCGGCCTCACGATCAACGCCGACGTGCGCATTAACGGCAGCCTCACATGGACAGGCACGGCGCAGGGCGACGGCGGCCCGGCCCGGTTCTCTGGCGGCCTCACGAACGCGGGCGGCACGGTTGAGAGCAACGGCAAGGTCTTGGAAACGCATGTCCATACCGGGGTAGAACCCGGATCAGGCATATCCGGTCAACCGCAATAAAGGAAAATTTATGCCCGATTTTCAGTACCAGCCCCCGACAGGCCCGCTGTCCGGCAGCGAGTTCGAGAGACAAACCACACGGTTCTTTCAACAGGTGCAGGGAGCCGCAGACGCAGCGCAGTCTACCGCGATAGTTGCGCAGAACACGGCAAACGAGGCACTTGAGCGTGCTCAGGCGTCGAACCTTGTCGACGGGAAGACCACGACCGACGCGGGCGGCGTGATCACCGTGAAGGACGTAGCTATTGGCGGGGATCTCGGGGATCTAGCGAGCGCGCGGGGGATATTCGACACGCTGACCAAAGGCTCTGTTGATTGCAATACACTTACTGACCAAGGCGTTTACGCTATCAGTCTTGTGGAAACCGTAAATGGGCCAGGATTTTCAGCTAAACTGATCGTCTTCAACGGAAAAAATAGCAAAATCACTAATCAGATGGCCTTGGCTATAGGCGCAGGAACTTCTGGTGCTGTTCGTGTTGCATACAGAGCAAGAAATAGTGAAGAAATTTGGTCTACTTGGTCCGAAGGGATCTTAAGCGGGCGCATAGGCGACGGCCTCACTGTCAACAACGGCATCATCTCCGTCCCCGAATACGAGGGGGCTACGGCATCGGCAGCCGGGACAAGCGGCCTTGTACCGCCCGCAGCCGCCGGGCAGGCCGACTATGTGCTTTGCGGCGACGGTGAATGGCGCGACATCAAGACGCTTGTCGCCGCTGCGCAGGCCCGGCTTGCAGATGAGAAAACATCATGAATTTCCGAGCTGCTTTGAATATCCGCGCGCTCTTCAATATTCGTGATGAAGCACAAGCGCAATCTATAGCTGAAGAGACAGATTCGGGGCTCCGTTCATTACGGCTTGATGATACGTGGGATTTGACGCTCTCCGTGGGGGGCAATCTTGCTTCGGCAGGGGGGACTGTGCGCATCGTGCAGGATGTCGCATCGTATGTACGCACATTCCAAGGAGAACCGTACTACGTGCAGCAAGACGGAATCCCGTACTTCGTGCGTGAGCTTGGGGCCCTCCCTCCCGCCGAACTCGTGCGGGCACGCTCAAATGCCCGCGCGCTTGAGGTCCCCGGCGTAGCGCAGGCCAACACGCAGCTTTCCCGGCTTGACCGCCGCGTTTTGACCGGAACAATCCGCATCACCACGGAAACGGGGGAAACCGCAGATGTCGCAGTCTAGCATCGATTTTACCGAAAACGGCCCGGTCGTACCCGATACCGCGACCGTCCGGGACGCTGTCGAAACGAATTGGCAGGCGGCATTCGACAATCGGCTGAACCCGGATCCGGCCACGCCGCAGGGACAGCTCATCACATCCGAAACGGCCATCGTGCAGGACAAGAACAGCCAGCTTTTGTTCCTCGCGAATATGTTCAACCCCGAGACTGCGGAGGGTATCTATCAAGACGCGCTCGCCAAGATTTACTTTCTGACCCGGCAGCCCGCACGCTCCACGGTCGTCCCCTGTATCTGTACGGGGCTTCCCGGCACCGTCATCCCCGGCATCGGCAGCGAAGCCCCGGCGCTTGCAAAAGATGCGGACGGGAACATTTTGGTTTGTCAGACGGGGGGGACGATCCCCCAATCCGGCAGGATCATCCTTGATTTTGCCTGTCAGGTTCCGGGGCCTATTGAAATCCGGCAGGGAACCGTGACCACGATCGTGCGTACTATCCCCGGATGGGACACGATCACCAATGAAGCCGGGATTACTGGGCAAAACGTCGAGAGCCGGGCCGCGTTCGAGTCCCGGCGCTACGCCAGCGTCGCGAAGAACGCCCGGAGCGTTGCCGCCGCCGTCTATGCCAACGTCGGCGATCTGGATGGCGTGCTTGATGTCTGTGTGCGCGAGAACAAAACCAGCGCGCCGCTTGAAGTGCAGGGCGTCACGCTCAAGCCGCACTCAATTTACGTAGCGGTCGTCGGCAGCGCGACGGATAATGATATTGCTGAGGCCATTTACGCCCGTTGTTCCGCCGGATGTGATTACAACGGCAACACCAGAGTCACTGTGACTGATCCTGTAACCGGAGCGGTCGAGACGGTACTCTTTGAGCGCCCGGAATCGCTCCCGGTGGGCATTCAGGTGACTATCCGCAAAAATGCCTCAATGCCGAGCAACGTCGAAGAGCTCATCAAGTCTGCCGTTGTCGCCGAGTTCTACGGAGAAACCGCCGACGCCTGCGGGAATACGGGCCAGCGCGTTCATATCGGGGATACGGTGTATGCCAGCCGCTTTTATTCCGCAGTGCTCGGAACGGGCGTTACCGACTTGGTGAGCGTCGAAATCGCGGCGCCCGTCGGCGAAAGCTCCCCAACATGGGGCGACTACATCACCATCAATATAGATGAAGCCCCCACGCTCGTCTCCGACAACGTCACTGTAACTATTATCGAAACGAGGTCGGGCCGTGGATAACTGGCGCGAAACGATACTTTCGCAGTACGACAACTCGGAACGGCTGCTGGCACTCATCGAATCGATGAATACCGCCATTGAGCCCACGGCGGATATCGCGGCGTTTTATGAGTCCGTCTTTGACCTCGAAACAGCATTCGGATGGGGGCTTGACGTGTGGGGGCGCATTGTCGCCATCCCACGGACGCTTGAAGTAGAGGCGACGAATATCAAACCGTTCGGTTTTACGGGATCAAACCTCAGCAACTTCGGGCACGGTCCTTTTGCATATGAGAGCAAATCGAACACGTTCATACTTCAAGATAACGCATATCATCTTTTGATCTGGATGAAAGCAGCTTCGAACATCACCGACGGCAGCCTCCTAGATTTGAACAAGATCGTTCATTGGCTTTTCTCGGATCGCGGTCATATTGCCGTCGTGCATGTCGGAACGATGAAAATACGCTACGTCATCGGCTTCAAGCTCCAGCCATACGAGCGTGCGCTTCTCTTGCGCGATGACGTTCCCCCAAAGCCTGCTGGCGTCGGCTATGACGTTTATCAGGTCATCCCAAAGCATACTTGGGGATTCGCCGGTTCCGGCGGACGAAATTTCAATAACGGCGTGTTTCAGCCGTACGGAGGCCCTGTAGATGCCTATTCCCTCGACTCCTAGCATCATGCCCAACGTTTTGGGATATGCAGCGGATACCGTGCAGATCCCTGAGACGACCCCGACAGGTCAAGGCATTCCTTCTTTCCGGGATCTCTTTCCGTTCATCACGCAGGTCGACCCAGACGCGGGCGGCGTCATGGTCGAACGTGCATGGATGAATGCACTTTTCAATCTGCTTGGGCAACACGCTTTTTTCCAGCAATCCGGCTGCGTTTATCCATGGCAAGCGACGCTCGACTATATTGCCGGGTGCCACGTCATGGGAAGCAACGGCATCGAGTACGTGGCTCAACAGTCGAGCGGACCGGACGTCCCGGGGGTTGGGGCAAAGAATCCGACAACCGACACGGGGGTGTATTGGAAGGCTTCTGTTACAGGCGGTGGGAGGATTCCCGGCGAGGTCGTGCCGTTCTATAACGTGAAACTCGGCGGGCCAGCCAACCGCAACCCCATCTTCTGGGGACAGTCCGAACCCGATACGGGCTGGCTCATCTGCGACGGAGGCAGCGATGGTCGGGGGGGCTCCGTGCCCGACCTGCGCGAAAAGTTCATCATGTGTGCGGATGGTGTTAATGACGCAGGGCAGACGGGAGGCGCGACTAGTGCAACGCCGACGATTTCGGTGAAGAATGCCTCCACTGGAGTGAAAACACAGGGAACAACGCTCACCATTTCTACAATCGCGAACCATGCCCACAGATTGAATCTTCAACAGTACAAGTATGGTGACGGAATAGCCAACTACGGTTTTGACAGCTCTCTGCCGACGGTCACGCCCCTGAAAAACCGCATCGAAAATACTGGCGATTCCAATTCGCATGCCCACGGCGTGACTGATCCAACACACACCCACACTGCAACTGCCTCGAAAATTTCCATCACTCCCCCGTTCTATAAGCTCGTGTGCTGTGTCAAGCTCCCGGAATCCTAATGTATACATCAGGATGTAATAAGGAAGAAAACAAATGAAACGACATGTTACGGTTGTACCATCCGATAAGCTCATCATCGTTGACGGAGTGGTCTTGTGTTTTGATTTTTCCGCACCTGAGAACATGCACGCGCTCCAGTGGCATGAAGGGAGCGGCCATATTGAATGGACGGACGACATCAACCGCCCGTTGACGCCCGCAGACTACGCGGAGGATGTCGCCCCTTTCGTCTCGCTGTGGGAAGCGGAAAAGGCCCAGCTTGACGAAGAGGCGGCAGCCGCGGAAGCCGCCCGGCTTGCCGAGTACAACAGCGAAGAATCCCGCGCCGCACGCATCCGTGCCGAGCGTGACCGCCGCCTTGACGCGACGACATGGCTTGTCGAACGGCACAAGGAACAGACCGCAGGGAATATCGAAACTTCGATAACCGGGGAAGACTATGCCGCACTGTTGACGTACAGGCAAGCACTCCGCGATTTGCCGCAGCAGGAGGGCTTCCCTTGGGAAGGGCCGGACGATCCGAAATGTCCGTGGCCTGACGAGATCCGATTCGTGGCGAAAAAGTCGGATTGA